TTGTCGCCAGACACCTCGTACTTATCTACTATTGGAGCAATGTGGTTTATTACTGGTTGGCTCCTAAGTCTGCTTACCATCTCTCTTACGAGGTAGAGGATCACGCAGCACACACGTATGAGAAATACTTGAAAGATCATCCTGATGATGTTAGGATAGAAGAAATTATGAACGATGAAATAAATCATCGGGAAGAACTCTTAAATGCTATGAAAATTATTAAGACATGAGGATTTTGGTAACAGGTCATGAGGGTTTTATTGGTAAGGCCCTCATGTATCAACTTAAATATGAACTTGGATATGGAGAGAATGTTATTGGGTTAGATTTCCCATGTGACATTGCTAACTTTAATGAGTATGCAGATCTCTTTAGTCCGAAGTTTGATTGTGTTATTCATCTTGCTGCCTTTGCAAATCTTAGAGATAGTATTGATGACCCAGATACATTCTGGGAAAATAATGTAGAGAAGTCTAAACCTATCTTTGATTATTGCAGAGACACTGGAACTCGACTATTATATGCCAGTTCTGCTGGTGTATATGAATGGTGGAGAAATCCATATGCTACTACAAAAAAAGTAAATGAAGTTATGGCTCCTCCTAACAGTGTTGGGATGAGATTCTTTAATGTGTGGGCAGAACAAGACAGTCGTAAAGACATGCTCTATAGAATGTTGCAGGATAAAACTGCTGGGTATCTCACAACTCATAAACGTGATTGGATTCATGTTAAGGACGTGTGTAGAGCTATTGCATATTTGATTCCTAGTGACTATTGTGGTACTATTGATATTGGTACTGGAAGATCCACATCAGTGCAGGAGTTGGCACAGGTGATGGGTCAGGGACACCTTCCTCTAAAGAAAGAAACCCCACACGAACCAGATGAACTGGTTGCTGATACCACAAAAATGAGAGATTTGGGTTGGTTCCCGACCATTGATATACTGGATGTTAACGATCCACAACTCCACTAAATACAACGTAATGACTAAAGATTCTATGACAGTTCAGAAAACAGCACTAGTGCTTGGTGCTGGTGGCTTTATTGGTAGTCACATGGTAAAACGCCTCAAGTCTGAAGGGTACTGGGTTCGTGGCGTTGACATTAAGTACCCTGAGTTCTCTGATTCTGTAGCAGATGAGTTCCGAAGAGATGATCTTAGAGACGCAGAAGCAGTCCGAAAATTGGTGCAGGTAGGTAAGACTACCTTTGATGAGATCTATCAGTTCGCTGCTGATATGGGTGGTGCAGGATACATCTTTACTGATGAACACTCGGCAGATATCATGCACAATTCTGCTTCCATTAACTTGAATGTTTTGGATGCAGTGTACAAGGCTAATCAGATCAGGGGAGTTAACAAGACGAAGATCTTCTACAGTTCTTCTGCTTGCATGTATCCAGAACACAATCAGGTAGATCCTGAGAATCCTAATTGCGAGGAGTCAAGTGCCTATCCTGCGAACCCTGATTCAGAGTACGGTTGGGAAAAACTCTTTAGCGAAAGACTTTACTTTGCTTATAACCGCAATTACAATATTCCTGTTAGGGTTGCACGGTATCATAACATTTTTGGACCAGAAGGAACCTGGGAAGGTGGTAGAGAGAAAGCACCTGCTGCGATTTGCAGAAAGGTCGCCTACGTCCCTGAAACGGGAGGCGCTATTGAGGTGTGGGGAGATGGCCTACAAACTAGATCCTTCTTGTACATCGATGAATGTATTGAAGCGACCCGTCGATTGATGGACTCTGATTTCATGGGACCAGTTAACATTGGTTCTGAAGAGATGGTAACCATCAATGAATTGGTTGCTACTGCTGCCAAGGTATCTGGTAAGGTTGTTACTAAGAACCACAAACTTGATGCACCTCTTGGTGTCCGTGGTCGTAACTCCAACAATGATCTCATCCGAGAAAAACTTGGTTGGGACTACAGTCAAACCCTAGAAGAGGGTATTGCCAAGACTTATGCTTGGATCACTGAACAAATTAAATCCCGCAAAGCGGCTGAAACTTCGTCACAAAAGGAATTGGTAAATGCGTAAGGTCACTAAAAAAACTATTAAAATTAATAAGGAAGACGTACAGAATCTAGATCACTCTGCTCTTGAGGCTATCTCTCTCAATCCTAATGACTGGTTGTCTGCGGGACAGAGTGAGTACCGTCTCTATGGATATCTTTCTACGTTCTTCAATCAATCCTACATTCTAGATGTAGGTACACGTAACGGTGGGTCTGCACTGGCACTGTCTTATAACGAAACCAATAAGGTCATTAGTTATGATCTGGTTGAACAAGGTGCAAGTCAGATTGAAAAAGATAACATCACCTTTAAGATTCAAGACTTCCGAGAGGATGAGACGCTTGAGTGGGACAAGATCTCCATCATTATGATTGATGTAGATCCTCATGATGGTGTTCAGGAAGTGGAGATGATGGAGTTCCTAGAAGAGAAAGGTTGGAAAGGAATTCTTCTTCTCGATGACATTGGTCCTGCTTGGCCTGAAGTTCAAGACATGTGGGATGCTATTGAAGAACCTAAGATTGATGTTACTGAAGTCGGTCACATGAGTGGGACAGGCCTGGTAAACTTTGGATCTAAACATGTAATTGATTGGGCATGAACATTTTAATTCTTGGATCTAGCGGTCAGGTAGGTGCATACCTGACCGAGTACCTTCGTAAGAAGGGTCATGACGTGATTGAATTTGATAAGAATAGACATCCTGGTGAGGATCTTACACAGATTCCTAACCATAACCTAGATCGTGCCATCAAGAACTCTGACTTTGTGTTCTTCTTGGCATTTGATGTTGGTGGGTCTAGATACCTGAAGAAGTATCAACATACTTTCAGGTTCATTGATAACAACTCTCGTCTCATGACTCAGACATTTGGTTTGCTTGAACAATACAAGAAACCATTTGTATTTGCATCATCTCAGATGAGTCAGATGAGTTATTCTCCATACGGAGTTATGAAGCGTATGGGTGAACTATATACTGAGTCTCTGAACGGTTTGATCGTTAAGTTCTGGAACGTATATGGAATCGAGACTGACATGGACAAGGCCCATGTGATTACTGATTTCATTAAGAAGGGATTTGAGACTGGTACTATTGATATGTTAACCGATGGTACAGAACAGAGAGAATTCCTCTACGCTGAAGATTGCTGTGAGGCTCTTGAGGCGGTCATGGAAAACTATGATACGTTCACCTCTTTCGACCCTCTGCATATTACTTCTTTTGTCAGTACAGATATTCTGGGAATTGGATCTATCATTAAAGATCTTTTTGCAAAAGACGGTAAAGAAGTTAAGGTTGTTCCCGCAGCATCGAAAGACGAAGTACAGAAAGATGCTCGTAACGTTCCCGACGAAACAATCAGAAAGATCTGGAGTCCGAAAACATCCATCGAAGATGGAATCGAAAAAGTCTATAACGATATGAAACCTCATTATGGATAATGTAATTAAAGATGTTGTTGAAAAGGCGGCATCATCCCCAACAGGTATTGATGTTCCAGTACTTGATGCCTCAAAAAAGTTTCCAATCAATCTGATTTGTAACGACGATCTACTTCCATCTACATCGGCTAATAACAGATCTGTCTATACCCAATGGGTACATGACGGGTCAGGTTATGTCAATCTATATGTAAATAGTTTGGCCCTTAAAGCTCTGGAAGATAATTCTGGGTTACCAAAGTTCATTTGGTTGTTGGAATCTAGAGAGATCATTCCCGAGCAATATAAATTCATCGAAGACAACTATGATTTTGTTGCTTCTCGCGTGGATGGTATCTTTACTGCTGACCAAAGACTCACCAATGAAGTTGGTCCTGACGGTAAATTTTTGTATTGTCTCTCTAACGCTGCTCCTTGGGTTATGGATAGGTCCATTTACTCCAAGTCAAAACTCGTCTCAATGGTCGCTTCTAACAAAGGATACACTACTGGACACCAACGTCGTCTCAAAGTAGTAGAGAAATTCTTTCAACATGAAGGTGGTGACAACTTATTTGGTTGGGGACTTCCTCAAGAACTTCCTCTCAAAGAAAAGTCTAGAGCACTTAGGGACTATATGTTCTCCTTTGCTGTAGAAAATGCGAACTATCCCACATATTTCACAGAGAAATTGACTGACTGCTTTGCCTGTGGTACTATTCCTGTATACTATGGCACTGCTGGTGTAGCACAGTATTTTAATCCAGAAGGTATTATCTTCTTGGATGAAGGACAACCTTGGGAAAATATTCCTTGGGATAAATTAACCTCAGAGTATTATGAATCCAAGAAAGATGTGATTCAAGAGAACTTTGAGATTGCTTTGAATATGAGAGTCGCAGAAGATTATCTCTATCAAAATTATTTTATACAACTAGACCCACAAAGATCTGAGAGGATTAAACCATTATGACACGAGATGGATGGCAGGCAGAAGATACAATCGCCGTTGAATATCTTGAGGCATGTAAAGAAGCTGTTGCTGATGATGATGCCTTTGCTAATTTTAAATCTAACCCTAAGTACAAAACTATTCTAGAACATGTACTAAAGGATCAAGGACAATGTTATCTCAACATCTGTAGAGAGATGAGTGAGGAAGGTGTTGACAATAACATCGAACTCTTCAAAGAGAATGACAAGTACGGCAATCCAGAGACCTTCCCTTACCCTGGTATTGATGGTGCTATCTCTCCAACAACTCTTAGGTACATGAAGAATACCTTTGAGATGTCCTTCATGCTTGATGGTGCAGAGATTAGTAAGATCGTAGAAGTTGGTGGTGGATATGGTGGACTCTGTAGAGTTCTCAGTATGGTATGTGAATTTGATGAGTACATTCTTGTCGATCTACCTGAAGTAAGTGCTCTGCAACGTAAGTATCTTGATCAGTTCCCTGATATTAAAGATAAAGTTAAGTGTATCCCTACAACAGATCTGGAAGAGATTAAAGATGTAGATCTCTTCATTAGTAACTATGCTTTGTCTGAATGTGACTTGGATTCCCAGATGGCATATTTTAATCTGATTATTCAGAACGCAAAATATGCTTACATCATCTACAACCTTGTCAATTTTAACGATAACCATTATAATATCTTCATTGATCGTATCAAGGAGGAGTTTACCTTCGACGTTGGACGTGACTATGAAAATACAGTCATTCTAGCCACAAGGAAAGAGGATGAAACTGAGTAGTGCATTAAAAACTGGGACTAAAAAGTCTCACTCCATGGCGGAGAATACAAACTTTGTCGCATCTTTTCTAAAGGGTGTGGTTGATAAGGAAAGTTACGGTGAACTTCTTTCCAATCTTTACTATGTCTATGATGCCATGGAACAAGAACTTGATAAGTTGAGAGACGATCCTTTCGTCGGACCTATCATCATGGATGAACTTAATCGAGAATCTTCTATTGGTTTGGATCTTAGATACTTCTATGGTCCCTGCTGGAGACGGGAGATTAAGGAGAAGAAGTCTACAGCTACAGACACATATGTATATCGTATCCGTGAGATTGCAAAAGAAGATCCTAAACTTCTGATTGCACATCACTATACTCGATACCTAGGTGACCTGTCTGGAGGACAGATTCTTAAAGGTATCGCACAGAAAGCACTAGGACTTGATGGTCAAGGTCTTGCCTTCTATGGATTTAAAAAGATCGATGACACTAAGGAGTTTAAGAAACTCTATAGAGCCAAGTTAGATTCTATTGATTTGTCTGAGTCAGACATCAATGCCTTGGTTGCAGAAGCTAACTATGCTTTTAGATTGAACATGTATATGTTTGATGAAATTACTAAGGATAGCAATGGTATCCGTTCATTTTTAAATGTACTCTTTGGATTTATTTTTCGATGAACCGTATTAATGATTATTTGAAACTGACATGTGACATTGTTGGTTGGTTGTGTAGGTATAATGATTCAAATAACCTGAAAGGATTTGTTGTGGGTGTATCAGGTGGAATTGATTCCGCTGTTGCATCCACACTTGCAGCAAAGACTGGTCAACCTGTTTATGCTGTGGGTATGCCTATCAATCAGAACCTAGAACAGGAAACTCTTTCTGATGCTCATCTGTTTTGGTTGGAACAAACTTATCCTAACGTTAAGATTCTAAAGGTGGATCTGTCTGAGACTTTTAGTAAGTTTGTTTCTACTATTAGTGATGAGTGTGGTATAGAATATGGTATGGATGATCTTGCTAAGGCGAATAGTCGGTCCCGTCTTCGCATGATGACCCTCTATCAGATTGCACAATCTGTTGGTGGTCTTGTAGTTGGTACTGGCAACAAAGTTGAAGATTATGGTATCGGTTTTTATACTAAGTATGGTGATGGTGGGGTTGACATTGCTCCAATTGCTGACCTCTACAAAACAGAGGTCCGAGAACTCGGAAGATTCATCGGAGTAATCCCTGAGATTATTGAGGCCCAACCTACAGATGGTCTGTGGGATGATGGCCGCACTGATGAAGATCAGATAGGTGCGACCTATGAAGAACTTGAACAATCAATGGAGACTGGAGAAGGTCCAGCCCTTGAAGTATTGCAGAAATTCTATACACAAAATAGACATAAGATGGAACCAATCCCTACGTTTAAACTTGGAGAATCATGAAACTTGGTGTAATCGGTGCAGGTAGATTAGGTCTCTGCTTTGCACTGTTGTGTGAAGAATCTGGCCATGATGTAATCGTATCTGATATTAATTCAAAGTACGTCTCTGGACTAACAAATAAAGAGATCTATACTAATGAACCAGAGGTAGAAGATCTATTGATGAGAACCACTAGGTTGTCTGCTACACTCTCTAACTCTGAAGTTATTAAAAGATCAGATGTTATTTTTACTTTCGTCCCTACTCCTTCGCTAGAAGATGGTAGTTACGATTGTTCTTATGTTGATGATGTACTAGAAGATCTTATTAACTTTCCCAATCTAGAGGGAAAGATTTTTGTTATTGGTTGTACCACTAACCCTGGATACTCTGACAAGTTTGCAGAGGCTCTATCTGGCAGAGGTATTCGAGTATACTATAACCCAGAGTTTATTGCTCAAGGTACTATCATTAATGATATGAGAACCGCAGACATGGTTCTCTGTGGTGGAGATGATCAGGAAGGATTTGATACTATTCAAAGTATCTTTGAAGATATTCAAACCACCCCAGTCAGGTTCCATCAAATGTCCTGCACTGCGGCAGAGATCACGAAGATTGGTATCAACTGTTTCCTTACATACAAGATCAGTTATGCTAACATGATGGGACAGATCCTGTACAACTCAGGATGTGGTGATGAGATTGATTCAATCCTCAGTTCTATTGGAGACGACTCTAGAATCGGTTCTAAATATCTACGTTACGGGTTAGGCTTCGGTGGTCCTTGTTTGCCCCGAGACAACCGTGCTTTAGGGCACTATGCTGATAGAGTTGGTCTACAGTATAGTCTCCCTAAGGTCACGGATGATTTCAATGATACACATGCAGAGTTTATCTGTAACTATTGTATCGAACAGAACGTTGACGATCTCCCATTCAGTATCGAGAGCATTGCTTTCAAGAAAGGATCTGATATGGTGGTAGAGAGTCCAAGATACAGACTCGTAACGGATCTTCTAGATAGAGGATACACAGTATACATTCAAGACATCTCTGATGTTATTGAAAACTATGCTGATGACTTTTATGACAAGTATGATAATCGTGTCGTCTTTGTCAGAAATGCAGCCGAGATTTATGAACCCACTTGGAGAATTGACCTTTGACAATCAGTTATAATCGTCTGGGAAGTAATGGACGTTTGGGTAACCAGATGTTTCAATATGCTTCCCTTAGAGGCATTGCCAATTACAATAACTACAACTGGATGATTCCTCCAGAGGATTGTAATCACCGTGATAATTACGGTCTCTTTGAAACCTTTGAGATGGTTCACTGTAAACCAGAGAATCTAGGTTTCAATGATGGCATGACAATCAATGAGAAGACTCATGCATTTGATGAGAGTCTTTTCTATTGCACAGATGGTGTCAACATTGATGCCTACATGCAGACGGAGAATTATTTTATTCACATTGCCGATCAGATCCGTGAGGATTTCACTTTTAGAAAGGATTACCTTGAACCTTGTACGAGTTTCATTGATAGCCTGGATCAGCGTCCTATCTTTCTTCATATTCGTCAGTCTGACAACATCGGACGAGAAGAATACCACCCCATCCTCCCACTATCATTTTTTGAGGAGGCGTTAAGTTTCTGGAGTGAAGACACTCCTTGCTTTGTCTTTACTGATGATATTGACTGGTGTAAGGAACAATCGTTCTTTAAACAGGACAGGTTCTTGTTCAATGAAGACAACGGTAGGTATCCATATCAGAACCGTGATGGTACTGGTCAACTACAGAACACTCTTCTGCCTCAGGTAGATCTGTGTCTTATGTCTCTATGTTCTGGTGCTATCATCGCCAACAGTTCATTCAGTTGGTGGGGTGCATGGTTGCAGAACGGTAGAGGTAATGTCATTGCACCGAACCCAGAGAAGTGGTTTGGATCTGCAATGGAACATCTTGATACTAGTCAGATTGTACCCGCATACTGGCAAACTTTAGACTGGAGTAAATAATGGCTATTTCATTTCAAGGAATGGGTAATGAAGGTAGACTGGGAAATCAAATGTTCCAGTATGCTTTTGTCCGTGGTGTCGCTGCTAACCGTGGATTTGATTGGGTTATTCCTGGCCCCAACGCAGACCGACTTGATAACTATGGTTTGTTTGAAGCGTTTGAATTGAACGGTTGCAAACCAGAGAACCAAGGTGAACCCTTCTTTCATAAACAGGAAGTCTATAGGGACCTGGCATTCAATGAGAAGATCTACAATGAGTGTGAGGACAATACTAATTTCTCAGGTAATTATCAGACTGAGAAGTACTTTGAAAGTATTTCCTGTGATATCCGTGATGACTTTACGTTCAGGAAAGAATATCTTGAACCCTGCCAAGAGTTTATTGATGACATTGGTGGACAGGACAACACTATTTTCCTACATGTTCGCAGAGGTAATCCTAATGTGACTGGTAGACGTGGAGAGAAGTGGTCTTATCAGATGGTTCAAGAGTATCATCCTATCTGTAAGAAAGAGTATTACCTAGAAGCACTACAAAAATTCCCAGAAGATAAGAACGTTGTAGTTGTATCAGATACTATTGACTGGTGCAAAGAACAGGACTGGTTGAAGGGAGATAGATTCTATTTCTCTGATGCCTCTTACGAAGAGTTTGGTGATGGTGCATCTGTACCTTACATTGACCTCTGTCTCATGACACTGTGTGGCGGTGCTATCATTGCTAACTCATCTTTA